AATGGGCAAACTTCCCGTGTGATGCTAACTTGGATCCTCTAAAGTGTCCCTCTAATATAACCACTGATTTTCTTAAAACTCCAATGATTTTTGTCACCTATCCCGACCACGGTTGCGTTTATACTCTGTCACAAGAAGATGGAGATGAGTTGTATTATGCTCCCATCAATTCAAATGGTAATGTGAATCTTGAAGAGTTTGCACCTGTAGATTTAGACGGTGCAGATATGGATGAAATGGAACTCTTTGATATTCGCAATCGTCTTCGTAAACTGGTTGAGGTTTGAGTTTCTAACTTGGATCCTCTAAAGTGTCCCTGTAGTATGAGCACCAAATCCATGCAAAATAAGCACCTTGAGCACCCTGAAGACTGCATCCTTACGGGTGATCTTACTGTTCTGGACTGGTTTGTAGAGTCTGATAGTACGGTAAGCGTCAAGATTGATGGTGCTCCTGCTATAGTCTTCGGCACAGATCCTGAGACTGGTAAGTTTTTTGTGGGCACCAAGTCTGTGTTCAACAAGAAAAAGATCAAGGTTAATTATAGTATTGAAGACATATTGCGTAATCATGGTGACACTGTTCGCGTTGCAGAGATTCTTATTGCCTGCTTCGACAATCTGCCCCGAATTGATGGTATCATACAAGGTGACTTCATCGGATACGGTGGGAACGATACTTATTGCCCCAACACTATCACTTACAAGTTTCCTAGTGTAGTAGAAGAGGCAATTGTCTTTGCCCCTCACACTACCTATTCTGGTCTTAATCTGCGGGAGTGTGTTGCATCGTTTGGTGCAGATGTCCCTGAATGTGAGAATGTGAAGTGGGTGCAACCTGAAGCATCGTTGAGCCCTTATCGTGAGGATTTGGAGGATGTGTGTAAGTTTGCTAAGCAAATGAGCACTCTATGTGAGTTTGTAAGCGATAAGAAGGCAACACAAATCAAAAAAGAGATTAACTCCTGCATCAGGGAGCAACGGGTCATCTGTGAGGATGAAATTGCAGAAAAATGTGATTGTGATAAGAACCTGATTCGTTTGTGGAAGTTGGTTGCATCTATCAAAGCAGATTTGTTCCTGTTCATTCACGAAGAGGATGAGATTGAATGTTATCTGTGGGATGTGCAATCCTTTCACGAGGGTTATGTCATCACCAACAAGTTTGGCACCTATAAAGTAGTTGACCGCGAGACATTCTCTCACGCAAACTTTACTGCTGTCAAGAGTTGGTAATGCTTACTTGGATCCTCTAAAGTGTACCAGTAGTATGAGAAAAACACATCGCTTCCAAACTTTCAAAGAGGCACTCAACTTTCTGATGAGTGAGTTGAAGATGAGCAATCAACAGGCAACTCATTTCATTTGGGACAATCAGTTTACTATGGGAACTGATCGTGCAATTTGGATTACTGAACCTGCAAACTGATTATGACTCTCCCATCCTACAATGCAATCCAGTTTCACACTAAAGAGGAGCATCTTGCAGCACTTTATGATGCTTGTCTGCTGATTGTGAATACTTACAAACAGACGGACATTCTTGATTTTTACTTTGTTGATGGTGTAACTCCTTATGGTTTTGTGAAGTTTGCCCGTTCTATTACAAACAACATCGCGGAAAGTAACTGAAATGACTGACTTCTACGATTATGTTTTGAGTTTTTATGGTGCTGATGGATTGTATCCTATGGGAGCAACTCTGAAACTCATCAAACAAGCAACTTCCACTCACATTAAGATACTTAAACTGAAAGGTGATGAGTTTGCTGGTGACAGTATTGACCGCGAATGTGTAAGGGATTTGTTAATCTCCAAGTACAATCTTAAGTTTTCCCGATGACTTACTCTAACCTCTCCAAGATTAAACCTAAACTGCGTACATCTGGTAATGTAACAGGAAACTTTGGTCGTCCAAAGTCTAAAGCAGGTTCTTCACTTAATGAGATTGGAATGAGCAACAAAGAGACTATCAAATGTGCCACACCTGATGAGTATCTGGCACGGCTTCATTATGCCTTTGACAATACTGAAGACAAGAAATTGAAACAGTTTCTTTACACTGAGATTCGCAAGATTCATGTTCAGCGTGGCACTTGGTGAGGGTTAGTAACTTGGATCCTCTAAAGTGTCCTAGTAGTATGAACAACACCATCGTTTCCGAAGTCTACTCCTACCACACCAATTGGAAGGAAGGTAAAGTCAATCAAATGTGGATTGAGCAAATTGGTAATGCTGATTGCGGCAACAAATATGTTGCTGTTGCACACAATCCTCGCAACGGTTCTACAATGGAGATGAGCAATCCTCGCACATCTTACCATGAAACTCTCAACTGGGTTCGCGGTTTCTGTGGCACTTTCTGTATCCTCCCTGCCTGATTATGACTAATCCAACTTGGGAAGAACTCAAACAAGAGGCACTCACTGAAGCATTAGAGTTCTACATCTATCGACTCAAAGAGGACAACTGCAATCAAGCAGCAATAGATTTATTCACTCAAGTTCTCAAAGAAGTTAATCCTAACGATGACTAACACTATCAGTCGCCAACACTGGGACACTCTTTATACTAAACTCTACGAGGCATATGAAGAATGTTCCAAGAACTATGATGACACTTATCGCCAAATGATTGGTCAGGTTCTTGACCATATGATTTACAATCAACCCTACCTGAACATCAAATAGTAGAGCACACTGATTACACTCTAAACTGAAAGGGTCGCAAGGGTGCCAACCCCTCCGAGTCTCATCTGAGACTCGCTGAGAACCCTCTCCACCACTGAAGCAAAAACCTGATTTTTCTTCAATTCTACTGCAGACGTGCCATAGGTCATCTGCTGCAGTGAAATCATCAACTTTTTCCAAAATACAAACAAACTCATGAAATACGAAGTTAAGCTCTACATTGGCGGCAAAGTCTTCAGTGAAGAAGTATATGCCAACGACCAAAGGGCAGCACGAGAGACTGCACAAGCACGAAATCCTACAGCAAAAGTAATTGGTGTAAACGCAAAGTTTCTGTGATAGAAACTTGGATCCTCTAAAGTGTCGCAGTAGTATAAGCAACCAACCAAATGAGCAAACTTACCACGGTTCAGGTTTATGGTACACTGAAAGTAACTGATTTCAGTGTATTTTCCAAACCCGCAAAGAACAAAGGTGCTCGCGGTCAATTGTTAGAAACTGTCCTTGGAGTTCCTAACTCTTCTGACCTCAAAGATCTGGAGGATGGGGAGATTAAGACTTTCACTGTTGGTGAGAGCATTGCTGCCACACAATTGAAGCACTGTTTGTCTGAAATCATCGAAGATTCTGTGTCTTTTGATGATAGCAAGGTCGGACAGAAACTACAACAAACTCTGTATGTTGGTTTCACTCGCTCCAACGATTATGTGGGTTGTGCAATTCTGAATGAGGAAACTCATCCTGAACACTATCAGGAACTGCGTGAAGATTTTGACTATATTTGCCAGAAGATTCGCCGTGCATTTGATACTGAAACTGAACTGAATACTATCACTGGACCTAACGGACTGCTGCAGATTCGCACCAAAGCATCTAAAACCAATGGTCGCTATGTTCCTCTGAGGTTTGCAGGTGTGACCCTTAAGGATAAAGGAATGGCATTCTATCTGTGTGGTCAATTTGGACGCAATCTGTTCTGAACACTAACTTGGATCCTCTAAAGTGTCCTAGTAGTATGAAGACTAACTCAAACCCCTACGTTCAAACCCTCATCGAGATGGGTTATGATGAATCTGACTGCCGTATGGTTGCTGATGCTGGACGACAGAATGTAACCTATCCGCGTACTATCTACGGTCGTACTTTCCAGACTGAAACTGAATATAAAGACGCTCTTGCTGACTTTATCAACGGTCTCTGATAGTAACTTGGATCCTCTAAAGTGTCCTAGTAGTATGAACGCTTCCCAAATGCAAAACACTTACACTTCACCCGATACAAACAAGGTTTATACCATCATCGAATCGCAATCTGAGCGTGGTGCATGGGATGAGAATGGCAATTATGCTCCGAAAGTTATCACCCAGTACAACATCTATGATAACACTCAGATGGTACAATTTGCATTTGATGTAGATGGAATTGCCAAATCTGTGAGGCATTATGAAGGTTTCACTGATGGTTGGACTTCCTCACGATTTGACTGATAGTAACTTGGATCCTCTAAAGTGTCCTAGTAGTATGAGCACAACTTACACTGTCCGATTCACTTCTGATGCCCTCGATTCTCCCGAGTATATTGGACCTTTCTTCTCTGAAGATGATGCCGAAGACTATTGCGATGCTCGCAACAGTTCTCTATCTCTAAGCGGCATTCCTTCCTGGGTTGCATGTTACTCTGTTGTTGATTGATTGAAATGAGAATTGCACTTGTATTTGCTACACTTTTCTTTGGTATTTCATTCGGTGCAAAAGCTATTGCAACCGTGAATGAGTATCAAGAAGCACAAGCAGAAAAGTTCTGTCAAATTGACCCCAACTATTGCAAATGAAATCAATGAATATCTCTCCTGAAAAACAACAACAACTCGAAGAATCTGCAAGTTTGGTTGGTGAAGCATTTGGGCGATTAGTTGGTAGTCTGATTGCCACTGCAATCATTGCAGGTGTGTTCTATGCAATTCTACACTTTATGGTAGGTTTGTCTATCACCTATGTGCAAGTCCTTGGTGTGATTCTGATACTCGATTTCCTCAAAAACTTTCTGAAGAAATGATTTCCCTTCCTAATCCTACAAACAAAATGACACTGACTAACGAACAACTTTCGACTCTAATTGATAACTATGCCAATCATGTAATTGATGGTATGGATATGGATACTTTAGTCCAGTTTGCATATGATAGTCTCGTTGCTGAGTTTAACAAATACAGTGAGAAAGAACTTATCTCTGAGATTGGAGAATTGTATGATAATGACACACTGGAGATGTTGTTAGAAAGTGTCAAGGACTGAGAGTGTTACTAACTTGGATCCTGCAAAGTGTCTCAGTAGTATGAGCACCAACCAAATGATTCAAGATAACATCGATCGCATTCAAGATAGCATCAACCTGGCATCCAAACTTGCCCGCGACAATTATGATGCTCGCAATGGTATCATTGACCGTCTGAATGCTACTGTAGTTGTTGATGTTTGCTCCAAGGCATCATATATTGCAGGTGAGTGTTCTTATTACTTTCCTCTGCACAATCAGAACGGAGATAAGATTAACGAGGTAAAACTCTATTGTCGTTGCTCTCCGACTGTAAAAGGTGGAGTTCGCTTCTCTTATACTCTGAACGGTAAGACTATTGCTCGTACCAAGATTGTAAATCGGATGATTGAATTGGGAGTCTGAATGTCACGCAAGACTCTAACATTCAAATCACCAGATAGAGTGAAAGTTGTTACATTAATTTTCATTGTTGCACTTGTCTTTTCACCATCAGTAAGACAAACAACCGCATCCATTCTTCATACCACAGCCGACATTCTTTCCCCACAACAATGAAGCAAACTCTTATTGATTCGATGTCGTCTACACTTATGGAGCGTCTTGAGTTCTTTGTAAGTCAAGATGATTATGCCACATCAGATGCACTTTATTCTGAATTTATTGTGAATGGAGTAGATCCAGAAGATGGAGAGTATGAGTGGTTCTTTATGCAATCTCTTTGCTGTTAGAAACTTGGATCCTCTAAAGTGTCCTAGTAGTATGAGCACCAACGAAACCAAGAAAATGAATCTGTATATCATCAACGAAGTCCTGTCTGATTATACCTCTGGAATGGTAGTTATTGCTGCTGAATCTAAAGAATCTGCCCGTGAGTTCTTTATCGCACAGTTCAGCGAGTATCATGCTGAAGAGTTTGATAAGTATGCAAAGTTCACTGTGATTGAAGGAGTGAATCATTCTGCTGGTATTGTAGACTATGTGTACGGTGGAGGTTAATCAAACTTATTCCTTCAGTAATTCAAACTTGGATCCTGCAAAGTGTCCTAGTAGTATAAGACCCACCCACCCCAAACTCAAACTCAAACAAATGCGTAAAATCGAATCCCAAATGAATCAAGCAATCAATCAAGAGATTGATTGGAAGAAGGATAACACTCAAGTCATTAACATTGAAGGCACAAGTTTCGTCTATCTGTTTGACAATCTGATTGCAATGATTGGTGATACATGGTTGGAATTGTTTGATGGTGGTTATAAGTCAGTAACCACTAAATCACGTCTCAATGCTATTCTCCAAGCACACGGAAATGGAGAGTATGTGTATCAAAAGAACTTCAACTGGTTTGTATCAACCAAGGATGGAGAAGTTCCCTTTAACAACAGCATCAAACTGAACTAAGTTATGAACAATCAAGTCTTCGGAGTCTTTGCCCGTGGTAATGATTATTACTCGCAACTTGAACTTCACAAACTATTCTTTAACGAACAAGATGCAGAAGTTTATGCACAAGAACTTCGCGAAATAAAGGATGAATATGAACCTGATGAAATGCAATATGAAGAAGTTGAAGTCTGCAAACTGAAGGTAAATTAACTGATGAAAAAGTATATTTACCAACACTGCAATACGAATCAAATCAAGACAATTATTGCAAGGTCAGAGTATAAAGCACACACTCAAAACTTTGGCAATCTTGCTGGTTACAAGTTCGTTCAATCACTCTCTCTTAACTGATGACTAACGAACAAAAGATTGATTCACTTGTTGAACTTCTCAATGATGTAATGCACACTCTGAATATGAAACAGTATTGTATTGATGATGCAACTGAATCTCATCAATGTGAGGTAGAAGCAGACAACTATCACCAACAAATGCTGAACATTCTTTATTCTCAAGAATGCAACTAAATGATAAACAAGGTGCTTGCGCTTAAGCACTTTGTGCGAGGAAAGGAGTTAGCCTCTAGTAAGTAAAGAAAGTGACTTCCGTAGAGTATAGATAATTCAACTAATTGCTAGATGGGTGTATAGAGAGAGGGACTGGTTATCCCTCTCTTTTTTTATGCTTATGGATGAGGTAAAGTATTCATTACCTTACGCAATCCATATTGATTGATATAATTTTCTAATGCACCTTCAATTATACTATTTGTGAACTCATAAGAGTTAGGAACTGGTAATCCTTTACGATGAGAAGCAGCGTGAACTTCTTTAATCTTATTTGTTACATAATTATCCAGAACAAATCCCTTAGTTTGTGATAAATGTTCCATATTTTGTTTTCTACTTATCCACTCAAGATTCTCAATTCTGTTATCACATTGGTTGCGATTGATATGATTAACTTCCAGTGTGAAATCGTCACAGGGTAAGTATGCCATAGCAACTAACCTATGAACATACAAATTACGCTTATTTCCCTTGTCATCAGATAGTCTAACGAACAAATAGTTGCCCCTTTTCTTTGCCCATCCTGGACGTAGTTTCTTTACCTTGTTATACTTGAAAGACCAAACATTGCCATTCACATCTATAGCATAATCGCCAAATTTCTCTAAACCTTTGATTTCATTTAGGTTCTTAAGTCTAACTGTTGGGACTTCCATTTCATAGTATTTTCTACTAAATCTATGTAGTAGAAAATACTTTTTAGAGAGTGGATAATGTATGATTAAATTATAGTGAGTAACTGATAAAAAGTATAATAATTGTGTTATATTGTTATAATCTCTCTGTGTGCTTATAAACCTTCGAGAGTCTTGTTATCTTAGGCAGTATAACATAAGGACCGCACTTTTGTCAATCTCAGGGTCACAAAATCCTCACAATCCCCCCGCCAAAATGTCACACCCCCACATAAATATCCCCAACGCCCTTGACATTAACCCCACATCATCTTATAGTAGTTCCATAACACCAAGGAGAACACTTATGTCGGTTGCCTATCAACAAGCACAGAAGCAGCGTTATAGGGTCACTCTGGATCTATCAGTGTTCGGTGACTTCGACCCCCACCAGATTGATTGGGAGAAGTTATTTAAGTTGGAACCTGCTGAACACTGTGATGCATATGTTGAGGACTTGAATACACCCGACAGCTGGTGAGTTAGTATCATTTTATACCAATTAGTTTTGTCCCGAAACTGTATAGATATTGATGCTATTTTGGGACAAAACTATGAGACCTAAAAACTACACTTTTCTGGGCAAAACTGACAGAATCCGCGTGCCTTATGTACAACAGTTTAGCACAGTCTTAAATGAGTTAAATCGTATCGCAGAGTTAGGTCGCGACCCCACCGAATATCTGGAAGAGTTTATAGAGCGTCTGCAGTTGGTTGAATGAAACTTGGATCCTCCAAAGTGTACCAGTAGTATAAGGACAACCCCAAATGACTATCACTTTCTTCCAAACCGATCTTACCGACACCACCTATAACGGTTGGGCAAACTACGAAACCTGGAATGTGTCACTGTGGTTGCAGAATGATGAGGGTCTGTATAACCTTGCCTTTGAGTGTGGTGATTACGAAACCCTTGTAAATCGTCTCTATGAGGATTATGGATTGCGTGAAACTAAGGATGGCGTTAAGTTCAACGACCCGAAAATCAATCGGATTGAGATGAACGAAATGCTGCAAGATCTCTGACCTTAAGTAACACTCACTCAACACACAGTTACTAATGACAATGCTTGCTAATCGTGCCCAACTTGTTGACACCTATATCAACAAGTACATTGATGAAATGACACTTACTGATAAGGAAGAGATGTTATACGGACTGATGGAATCTGATCTAGAGGATATCAGTGACGAGCAGTTAATCCGCGAGATTTCTGATACTTACCCTGAACTCCTAGGCTGATACACAAGGGAATGAGATGCGCCCTCTAATAGACACTCACTGTTCACACACTAACTAACACACTTCTTCCTGATTATGTCCAAGTCCGTGATGCTTTCGATGCTGGCTCAAGGTAACACTGGCACTGAGATTATGTCCATTCTGGATACTCTTGCCTCTGATAATGTGAGCAACTTTGATTATATCGAGTCGCCCATGATTGAGTCTGTTCTGGGTATTCCCACTCTGGAGGATATCGCGTTCTGATGTAACTCACTGTGTGCCCTCTGGTTGACACTGGGGGGCAGCAGTGTTATACTTGGTGATATAGTGATTCGACAGCGTTTTATGGCGGTTCGTTGATGGTGCGTGGGGGCGTTGCGGTTATAAAAACCCCTAACTACCCTAACCTACAGAGGTGACAAATCGACCGATAGATATCAGTATCATAAAAATTTTCCGGAGGTAAAAAATGGGTGTAAAATGGATTCATAAGGGTGGTAAGTCTCGCCCCGATAAAAGAACCCTAAAGAAGGGTGGTAAGAAATAAAACATGATTAGTCCTGTGAACCCCCTCCGATATACTCGAAGGCGCCCATATTGGAATTTCTGGAAAGTAGTATTAGCGGGATGGATGATTCGTTATCCACGCCCTTTTTTTGTAGCACTGGGATTTCTTATGGTCATGATATATAAGACGGTAACAAATTAAAATCCCCTGAAAAAATTTCCCAGAAATATATGACAACCTCAGAGAAAATATATCACATCTACGTGAAGGATCGCTGTATACTTCATTCGATTAGGGAAGAAGACTTTCATGCAACATGGAGTACTTTAAATAATCTTGTTGGATTAATGAAAACTGATTATTCTTCTGATGATTTATCTTATGAGGAGTTGCATTTAAACAGAGAAGTTGCAAGAAACTCATCACATTGACAAGGCATATATAGGGGTGATAAAATTGACATTGAAGGTTAACTTAACTTATGGCAAAAGGATTTACTGTTAAAGCAACTGCACCTGAGTCTCAAGAATCTAGTTGGGACTATGATGCAATTAAAGCACGAATGAAAGGGAAGAGTATTGTATTCTGTCTTCCTGGTCGTGGATGTTCTTTTATTTTTCTCAAGGCATTTGTACAACTTTGTTTTGACTTAGTTCAAAATGGAATGAGTATTCAGATTTCGCAAGATTACTCATCGATGGTAAACTTTGCTCGTTGTAAAGTATTGGGTGCAAATGTTCTTCGTGGTCCCAAGCAAATTCCTTGGGATGGAAAACTACAATATGATTATCAACTCTGGATTGATAGTGATATTGTTTTTGATTCTAACAAGTTCTGGCAACTCTGTGATATGGCTCTCCCTGCAGAAGGAGAAGAGCGTGAAATTGTCGCTGGTTGGTATGCAACTGAGGATGGTCACACAACTTCTGTCGCACACTGGTTAGAAGAAGATGATTTCCGTAAGAATGGTGGAGTGATGAATCATGAAACTGTTGAGTCAATCTCAAAGCGTAGAAAGCCTTTCACTGTTGATTACACTGGATTTGGTTGGGTACTGATTAAGCACGGTGTCTTTGAGCGTCTTGAATATCCTTGGTTTGCTCCTAAGATGCAAATCTTTGATTCTGGTAAAGTTCAGGATATGTGTGGTGAGGATGTTTCATTCTGTCTAGATGCAAAAGCAGCAGGTATGGTAACATGGTGCGATCCTCGTATTCGTGTTGGGCATGAAAAAACTCGCGTAATCTAATGGAAAAAACTTACAATCTTTTATATAAAGGGCGTAAAATTTATTCAAATCTCACTATAGAAGACTGTAGTGAGATTCTTCAAGACTTCTCAGAGCGTTTTTTCTCGGGAGAAGATATTGATCCTAATTTAATTGAAATGGAGGAAATTTATGGCTAAAGGTGGAAGTAATAAGACCCTGTTCGAAGCAGGAGCACCGAAGAAAACTCGTCAAGGACGCTCTCCTCGTACACTACTTTCTGCAACATCACGTAATGGACGCAAGAAAAAGTATAGAGGTCAAGGAAAATAATATGATTCAATTGAATCCACAAATCCCAGTCGTTACTCCTAAAGGTAATGGTTGGGCTTTTTTTTGTATTGATCGTTCACAAGAGCACGACCTTGAATGGGTTGTGTTTCTAGATAGTAATGGAGAGTGTTGGACCTTTAAAAACTCTGATATTCGTATTCAAAAGAATTATACTCTTCACAGAAATCATGTATCAGGAATTCATACATGTACTACTCAGACCCAACAGATGAATGGAACTCAATTCATTTAGAAGATCTTTGGGTTTATAACAAGTTAATTCTAAATCACCGTCTGGGGCACCTGTGTGGTCCTGTAGGGTGCTCTGTTCCTCATTCAGGACATTATATCGTTCGCCCGTGTATTAATTTACTTGGAATGGGAAGATTTTCTCGTATAGAGTGGATAGAAAAATGTACAGATACAGATCATTTACATCCAGCAGAGTTTTGGTGTGAGATTTTTAAAGGAGATCATATCAGTGTTGATTACCATCATAAACAAGCAGATTTAGTAGTTTTGGGTGAGAGGGATTTTAGTGATCCTTTATATAAATGGAAAAAATGGTCTAAAATAGATTTGAAAATTGAATTCCCGCAGATTTTGCAATCATTGAAAGGTGATTATGAATGGATTAATTGTGAATTTATTGGTAATAAACTAATAGAGGTTCATTTTAGAAGAAATCCCGATTTTCGTTATGGAAATTCTGTTGCAATTCCCGTTTGGAAAGGGCAAGATACTGAAAAATTTGATAGTTTAACCTTTATAGAGGATCAGGATTACTTAAGACAAGGTTTTTATATTGATTTCGGGATAGCAACCCCGTAAAAAGTTCTGATTTAATAAATCAGGAGCAAAAAATGACTAAACAAACCGACAGAGACTCAAATTACATGCACGAAATGTGGGGAACATCACATTTAAGCAATGATTATGGTTGGGAACAAAAACTTCAGAAGCAAAAAATGCTTCGTGAAATTGCAAACGATGATATTACACCTAAAAAACACGACTTTTCAGTTCAAAATGAACTTCATTCAAAGATTCGCAATGATGAAGATTATGATGATTGGGAATATGGAACTGAACCTCTCTACGAATCCAAAAATCCTTAATAAATAAGTTAGATTTGTACTAATAAATGCCTTTAGAGCGCATAAGTCAAGGGTTTAAAGACCTAAGCATGTCATTTCAGGCAAATCCCCTGAATAATGACCTTATTGCGCTCAAAAATGAGACTGCAATTTCTCGTTCAATACGCAATATTGTCTTTACTCTACCTGGAGAAAAATTCTTCAATGAAAATTTTGGTTCTAGAGTAAGTAGATCCCTCTTTGAAAATGTTGATGAAATATCAGCATCTATTATCAGGGATGAAATTGAAAATTCAATTAATAATTATGAGCCAAGAGTTCAATTGATTGAAGTTCAGACCATTCCTGATTATGATAACGGTGCATTTGATGTCATAATCAATTATAGAATTATTGGTGCAGATGTTCCTGCTCAACAATTACAATTCGTTCTGCAACCTACTAGGTAAATGCCGTTAGTAAATTTTACAAATCTGGACTTTGACCAGATTAAAACCACTTTAAGAGATTACTTAAAGTCAAATTCTAATTTTACGGATTATGATTTTGAAGGGTCTAACCTTTCAACAATTCTCGATGTCTTAGCATATAATACATACATCACTTCATATAATGCCAATATGGTGGCAAATGAGGTGTTTATTGATAGTGCAACTCTTAGAGAGAACGTGGTTTCTCTTGCAAGAAATATTGGATATGTTCCTAGGTCAAAGAAAGCCGCAAGAGCAACGGTAAGTTTTTTTATTGATACTACAAATATTACTCCAGCACCATCGGCATTAACACTTAAAAAGGGACCTGTTGCAGGAACTTCGGGAAGTTTTGGTAGTCAATCGTTTATATTTTCAATATTAGAAGACATTACAGTTCCAGTAGTTAATAATATTGCAACATTTACTGATATAGAAATATATGAAGGAATTTTATTAAGTAGCAATTTTTCTTATAGTACAAGAAATCCCAATCAAAAATATATTCTTCCTAATAGTGGAATTGACACTCAATTAATTTCAGTATTTGTATCGGCATCAAAATACAATCTTCAAGATAGTCTTTTCAATGTAGATAAAAATTCTGAAGTATACTTTTTACAAGAAATTGAAGATGAAAGATATGAATTAATATTTGGTGATGGAATTTTTGGAAAGGCTTTACAGGAAGGTGATAATATTGAAGTCTCTTATATTACAACTAATGGTGATTCTGCGAATGGAATCAGTCAATTTTCATTCTCAGGAAGATTAGTATACACAAGAAATTCTGTCGAGTATCTTGTTACCTCTGGTATTTCGCTACTAACTACTGGTTTAATTTCTTCTGGTGGAGAAAATATTGAGTCTGTTGATTCAATTAAAAAATATGCACCAAGAATTTATGCATCACAGAATAGAGCATTGACTGCAAATGATTATGAAACTTTAATTCCAGCAAAAATTTATCCAGAAACAGAATCAATTTCTGTATTTGGTGGAGAAGAGTTGATTCCTCCCCAATATGGAAAAGTGTTTATTAGTATTAAACCCAGAAATGGCGACTTTTTGCCAAACTTATTGAAAGAAAATATTAAAACTAAATTGAAGAAATATGCAGTTGCTGGAATTGTTCCCGAAATTTTAGATCTAAAATATCTTTACTTAGAAGTAGATTCTAAAGTTTATTATAATACAAATCTTGCTTCAAGTGCAGCATCTGTTTCTGCTACTATTCAACAAAATGCTTTAAAATACTCAGAATCTTCTGAGTTAAATAAGTATGGTGCAAGATTTAAATATAGTAAATTTTTAAAAATTATAGACGATAGCGATGATTCAGTGACTTCTAATATCACTACTGTTCAAATCAGAAGAGATCTTAGAGTTGTTTTGAATACTTTTGCAGAATATGTGATTGGATTTGGCAATGAATTTCATATTAAAAGTATGGATGGATACAATATTAAATCTTCTCCATTTAAAGTAAGTGGAATTCAGGAAACAGTATATCTTTCAGATATTCCTGACACTAATAGATCAACTGGATCAATATTTTTATTCACTGTTCCTTCATCATCATCAACTTCTCCAACAGTCATAAAAAGAAATATTGGTAGAATTGATTACAAAAAAGGAATTATTACTTTAAATCCTATTAATATTAGTTCTGCAAAATTTAAAAATGGGCAGTCAATTATTGAAATTTCAGTATCTCCACAATCAAATGATGTGGTTGGATTACAGGATTTATATTTGCAACTAGATATTAATAACAGTATGTTTGAAATGATCGTAGATGACATATCATCTGGTCTTGATCCATCTGCATCAAACTACATTGTAACCTCAAGCTACACTAACGGGAACTTAGTAAGATTATAATAAAATGACAGAAACCAGAATCAAGTTTAGCAACATTGTACAAAATCAATTTCCAGCATATGTTAGGGAAGAGTTTCCATTAGTTGTTGACTTTATATCACAATATTATCTGTCACAGGAATCTAAAGGTTCTTCTAGTGATCTAATACAAAATATTGACCAATATATCAAATTAGATAATCAGACAAATCAAACTGAATATGCCATTTTATCTGGAGATATTTCTTCTACTGAAGATATAATAGATGTATCATTTGATGATCCGTCAAATGGAACATATGGATTTCCAAATAACTATGGATTAATTCAAATTGGTGATGAAATTATTACATATTCACAAAAAACAGATTCTTCATTTGTTGGTTGTGTAAGAGGATTTAGTGGAATTACTTCACTTAAAAAGCAAAATCATCCCGATGAACTAGTATTTTCTACAAGTGAATCTACATCACATAGTATTGGTTCTAAGGTCATTAACCTAAGTTCTTTATTTTTAAAAGAATTTCTAATTAAATCAAAATATCAATTAACTCCAGGATTTGAAAATAGAAGTTTTTCTTCTGGACTTAATCAATCTTTGTTCATTAAGCAGGCAAAAGACTTTTATAGAAGTAAAGGAACCGACGAATCCTTTAGAATTTTATTCAATTCTTTATATGGACAGAATGTAGAAGTAATTAAACCAAAAAATTATTTGTTTAGACCATCTGATGCACAGTATCGAGTCACTAAAGATATTATAGTAGAAAGTATTTCCGGAGATCCATTAAATCTTACAAATGCAACATTAAGACAAGATGAATATGGATCTATAACAGAAGCATCTTCCCCTATTACAAAGGTAGAGAAAATAGTATCTGGAGAAGGAAATGCTTATTACAAACTAAGTTTAGATGCAAATTATAATAGAGATATCACTGTTGATGGTGCAATCTATGGCAATTTTTCTATTCACCCCAAAACAAAGTTAATTGGAAAAGTTTCTGCAGAATCTGTAGTATTAGATGTTGATTCTACTGTTGGATTTCCAAAAAGTGGAGAGTTGTCAGTAGAATATGAAGATCTTAGCTTAGGAATTGTATCATATGTATCAAAATCAATAACTCAATTTATTGGTTGTAGCAATATAACAAATACAATATTAGATGGATCTAATATTGGAATCAATACTTATGCATATGCAACAGTTAATAAAGGAACAGAAACTGAAACTATTAAAGTAAGAATAGGATCAGTTTTAGAAAATCTTGATATTGTTGACGATACATATTATTTTTCAAAAGGAAATACGTCTTCAATCAAATCTTTGGGAATAATGTCCAAAGATGCAGTATCAAATAATTGGTTTTTTAATTTAGCGACATCATACGAAGTCGAATCCTTTAAATTATCTGATATTTCCGATTACACATATACAATTACCACTAAAAATAATAATATTTTTAAAGTAGGCGATAATTTAAAAATTATTGGACAATCTGGAGTAGAAAAAACATCCAAAGTTATCAGTATTGATTCGCCAAATTCCTTTAAAATAAAAGGTCAGGGTATATTATTAGAAAGTAAGTATACAGTAAAAAGAAATTTATCTAAAGTAAATTCAAATTATTCAGAGTTATCCCTAATCAATACAAATGTACAGAACATTTATAAAATTAAAGATAGAACTTTAGTTGCTTCACCATCTTTACCAAGTTATAATGGACAAAAATTAGAAGTTTCTAATAAATCTATAACTTTATCCGGAACTTTTGTTGGTGATGAATTTACAATCACTTCATTAGTAGATCATGGTTTTTATACGGGAGACTCTGTTTATTATACTCCAGAAAAAATTATATCATCTGGTATCAATGACAGTGATGGAAATCCTAATTTTGAAGAAATTATTCTAAGTTCTTTGTTTGCTGAGGGAATTTATTTCATAAAAAGAATTAATAACACTAAAGTTAAATTTGCAAGAAGTAGATCTGATATTTACAATTCAAAATTCATATCTCTAGATACTCCAACTCAGGTCAATCAAAATACAATTCAATTTTATGATTTTAGTGGCAAATTTTTAAGACCTCAAAAATTACTGAGAGAAATATCACAACCAACAAATGATGGCAAAACATACCCAACTGAACCGGGATTAACTGGAATTTTAATTAATGGAACAGAAATATTAAATTACAAATCTAAAGATGTAGTTTATTATGGTCCAATTGAAAATATCGAAGTTTTATCTCCTGGGGCAGAATATGATATCATCAATCCACCAACTTTAATCATCAGCGATACCGTAGGAACGGGCGCAACTGGATATTGCGCAGTTATGGGATCATTAAAGGAAATAAGGATTATTAGCAATGGGTTTGACTATGTAGAAGAACCTATCATCAAAATAACAGGTGGTAATGGGATAGGTGCGAAGGCTAAAGCAAATATGACATTGATATCTCATCAATCATCTTTTAATTCGGAAGCAAGTGCGCAATTAATTGGTATTGGTAGTGCATTGTCAACGATTGGATTTAGTACATATCACAAATTTAGAAATTGTGAAAGAGTAATTTATAAAACAAGTTCCCAAAGAGGTGTTGGTGGATTAAGTACAAATTCTTCTTACTATGTTTCTGTACAATCACCAACTGTAATCAAATTACATGAAACAAAAAGTGATGCAATATCTGGAATTAACACAGTTTCTTTAACTTCATTTGGTATCGGTAGTCATATTATAGAATCTTACGACAAAAAATCAGTTATCAAATCTATTAATATTCTTGATTCTGGAAGTGGATATGAAAATAAGAAGAGAACAGTATCAATCGCAGGTATTAATACCTCAATATCAACAATTAATATTAATGATCACCAATTTAAATCTGGAGAAGTTGTAAAGTACACAAATACTGCAACTCCTATTGGAGGATTATCTACTAATACAAATTATTATGTAACAAAAGTAAGTGATGATAGTTTTAAATTATCTCAAGTTGGATTTGGTACAGATAATGTAGATTTTTACTATAACACTAAGCAATACGTTAACTTTACTTCAACAGGAAGTGGAACACATACATTTAATTATCCAGAAATTTCTGTAGAAGTAATTGGTAATATTGGAGTTTCTTCAGTAAGTAATGAAACTTTTGCAGCGGTTGTTCAACCAATTTTTAGAGGAGAAATTACCTCAATACATTTATCAAATAAAGGATCCAAATATGGGTCTTCCGAAGTATTAAATTATCGAAGAGACCCTCTGGTTACATTAAATAGTGGTACATCGGCACAATTAACTCCAATTATATCAAATGGAAAAATAGTTGAAGTATTGCCAAATATTTCTGGAAAAAATTATAATTCACCACCAACTTTAAATGTCATTGGAGACGGTGTTGGTGCAGTAATAGTTCCAATTATTGAAAACGGACAAATAATCTCAGTTAAAGTTATAGAAGGTGGAACAGGATATCGTCAAGAATCGACGCAAGTATCGATTGTTTCTGCGGGTTCTGGTGCCAAATTCAATACAAAAATAAAAACTTGGAATGTAAATCTCTATCAAAAATATTTTAACAACATTACTGCTGATGACGGATTTATTAATATTGGATTAAATGAAGAATATCAATTACAATATTCACATTTATATGCCCCAAGAAAACTTAGAGAAATTATCTACTCCTTAGATCAAGGTGGAAAAATTCTTTATGGAAAGACAGATCTTAAGAAAATAAATGATATTGAATCAGTATCTACGGATCACTCGCCAATTATTGGTTGGGCATATGATGGAAATCCAATTTATGGTCCATATGGTTATGCGACTAATCAAGGTGGTGTAGTTGTTCAGATGAAATCTGGATATAAATTAACTCCAAGTAGCGATAGACCAGTATTTCCTGAAGGATTTTTTGTAGAAGATTATACTTATTTTGAGGTATCTGATGAATCTTACTTGGATGAAAATAATGGAAGATTCTGCAAAACTCCAGAATTTCCAAATGGAACATATGCATATTTCGCAACAATTAATAACTCATCAGCAGACTCATCTGGACCTTTTGTTGGATATAAGCATCCAGTATTTCCATATCTTATTGGCAATAATTTTAGATCAAAACCGAATGAATTTAATTTCAAACCATCTTCAAACCAAGATGAAATCGATTTAAATGCCACAAATTGGGTCAGAAATACTCAACCATATAATTCTATCAACAACTATTCGTATTTAACTATACCAAATCAATTGAATCAAACGGTTGATGTCAAATTTGCAGAACCAGGAACTGTTGATAATATTGAAGTTGTTGCAGGAGGAATAAATTATCAAGTTAATGATTCTGTAGTATTTGATGAGGAGGATACTGGTGGATATGGACTCAGCGCAAGAGTTTCTAGAATTGAAGGAAAGGAAGTTAATTCTATAAGTGTTGCATCAACCACACTTTCTGGATTGGAATTTTACCCATCAGACCAAAAAGGATTCTTCAAAGTAATTTCACCAAATCCTCATAATTTTAAAAATAAAGATTTGGTTACGGTATCTGGATTAAGTACAACTTCATCTTTAATTGAAGGGTCTTATATTGCTGGTGTGTCAACTAATACTTTTGTATTGGCAAGTAATACTGGAATCAATTCATCATCTATTACTGGTATTGTAACTTATATTTCTATCTCCGGTGATATATCAAAGATTAGAGAAAATGATACTCTTAGTGTAGATTCGGAAATTGTAAAAGTATTAAATATTGATCTAAATTCTTCTAGAATTAGAATTTTGAGAGGAATAAATGGAACTATCGGATCTTCACATACTACAACATCTACCCTTTATCAAAACCCAAGAGAATTGTCAATAGATGTTGGATTCAATACATCATATAATTATAAAATTAATAAAGAAATTTATTTTAATCCAATAGAGTCTGTAGGACTAGGAACTGCATTTGGTGTTGGAATTGGTAGTACCATAGTATTCTCAAACCCAGGCGTTGGAATTACTCAAATCTTTATTCCAACAAAAACAATTTATATTCCAAATCATAATTTAGAAACTGGAGATAAAATTACATATTATTCAAATGGAGGAGCTCCAATTTCAGTTTCTTCAAATGGAATTTCAACCACATTAACAGATCAATCTGTAGTCTACATTGCCAAAATTTCTAGTGATTTAATAGGAATATCAAGCGTAAAAGTTGGATTGGGATCCACTGGAACTATAGTCGGCGTCTCAAGTACAACTTCAAATATAAGTACATTTTATTTTACGGGAATTGGTACGGGAACTTACCATAGTTTTAAAACAAATTATTCGGTAATTGTTGGACAAATTTCCAAAAATACAGTAACAGTTTCTACTGCACAAACTCATGGACTTGTAAATAATGACTCAGTATTTGTTGACGTAAATCCATCAATATCCACATCCTTTGCCATTAAATATAATGACTATAATAGAAAATTAGTTGCCAATCCAAAATCTTTTTCTGCTAGTGGAATTAATACGCAAACTTCAGCGATTACAATTCCAAAACATAAATTTGTATCTGGTCAACAAGTAATTTATACATCCTCAACACCTTCAGGTGGATTAGTTAATAATAAAGTATATTATGCAATTATCGTAGATGAGAATAATATTAAACTTTCTGATACTTATTATCACTCAGTTGATTTAAATCCTACTGTAGTTGGAATTACCAGTGCTTCTGATGGAACTATTTCTGCAGTAAATCCACCAATTGAAGTTTATCGCAATTCTACAGTAACTTTTGATCTTTCAGATTCATCTCTTTCATACACAAATTCATCGACAAAATATTCTGCATTCAAGTTCAATTTCTACAAAGATTCCAATTTTACAGAATTGTTTGATTCTACTAAAGAAACTGGAGACTTTGAAGTTAAGAGATATGGGATTGTTGGAATTACAAATAGTGCTAGAGTTGTATTAACTGTAAATGAATATCTTCCAGAAAAACTTTATTATAATTTAGTTCCAATATACGAATATCCTTTATCAATTGAAAAGGAAGAAATTACTACAGATTCTACCGTATTTTCAAATAACCAAATACAAGTTAAATTTAGTGACTATAATGGAAAACAAAATATAATATCAACATCTTCAACTTCATTTACATATAATTTACCAAAATATCCAGAATCACCATCCTATACATCATCCACAGGATCTTTATTAAATTATGAAACAGATTCTTCTAATACATATGGACCTATTTCTAAAGTCAAAATAACAAGCAGTGGTGGAAACTATTACGATCTTCCATCAATCTCTAGTGTAACTTCAGATTATGGTTCAGGTTCAATATTAGAATCTCATAGCAATTCTATTGGAAAAATAAAGAAATCAAAAATTAATGATATTGGATTCGATTTTCCAACAGATTTTACTCTCAAACCAAATGTAAAACTTACTCAAATTGCCAAAATTGAACCATTAGCATCTTTCCAATCAATTGGAATTACTTCTTTTGGAAGGGGATACAGTTCTCCTGCAAAATTATTAGTTTTTGACGGCAAAACTAATGAAATTGTTTCGGGAGTTGATCTAAAGTATAATTTAGGTGACAGTCAAGTAACTATCCTAAAAAATACTTATGGTCTTTATAACACTAAACCAAAAATTTTACCAACTCAAAATTCAAATGGAGTTGGAATTTCGTCAATAAGTTATAACTCTACTAGTAAAAATGTAACTGTTATTTTAGCAGTTGGATTTAGTACTTCAAATTCTTTCCCATTTGCGGTTAATGATAAAGTTCTTATTGAGAACATAAGCATTGGTGTTGGATCTGATTCAAAAGGTTATAATTCTGAAAATTACGATTACCAACTCTTCACAATTAATTCGGTAACAGAAAATATAGGTGGATTTGGTCAGGTTACATATAGTCTTAATGGATTATTGAATTCTTCAGAATATCCAGGAACTTTTGATGCCGTCAATTCTTCAGGAAGAATTATTCCAGAAAAATATTTTCCAATCTTCAATCCCATTCTTCAAACAAACGATTTTCTTCAAGGGGAAGTTATAACTACTCCTTCTGCAGAGGGAATAGTTGAACAATGGAATCCAAAAACAACATATCTCAAAATCAGATCAAATCAAGATTTTGGAATTAATGAAATTGTAGAAGGTTCATCATCAAAATCTAAAGGATTGATTACATCAAACAATAATAATATTAATGCATTCTTCAATTTAAATTCATCTTCAAAATTTGAAAATGGATGGGAATCAAGTGCAGGAGTTTTAAACGACAATCTGCAAAGAGTTCAGGATAGTTTATATTATCAAAATTTCTCATATTCATTAAAATCTGAGGTTGACTATGATTCTTGGAAAGATGCTGTAGGTACTTTAAACCACACACTAGGATTTAAAAAATTCTCAGATTATCAATTAAATTCTTCATTATATTATAATAAATCTTTTGTAGAAAAAAATAGCAATAATAATTCACTAACCCCAGTATTGACATCAAATCTAGCATCGATAGACATAACAAATAATATTATTGGATTTGCTGACCTAAATTGTGTTTATGATTTTGATTTAGTTAAAGAAAATTCTCTAATAATTGGAGAAAATAGTTTTTCTGATGAAATAATTTTCTCAAGTAAAATTTTAACAGACTATTTTGAATCTGTTGGAAATAGAGTATTATCTATTGATGATATTTCATACCTTTTTAATAGCAATCCAAGACCAACGAAATTTTCAGAAGTTCATAGATTCTTCCTTGCCGATTATAGGGCTCAAAAATATATTACATACGTTAGGGATAAGCGATTTACTGCAGAAAGGCAAATCATGCTTTTAACTGTTATTCATGATGGATCGAATGGTTATTTGAGTCAATATGCAAGAAATGAAACTTATGCAGATCTTGGATCATTTGATTTTGCCATAGATGGATCTGAAGGACTTCTCATTTTCTATCCAATAAAGTACTCAATAAATGATTATGATATAACAACCCTTTCATATAATTTGTCAGATAGTTTATCGGGTGTAGGTAGCACCAGTTTTGGAGGAGTTGCTGATATACAAACAAATAGCGTCAGTGTTTCTTCTGGATCAACGACAATTTTAAATATTGAAAATACATATACATCCGCAAAAGTTTTAGTTGAAATAACTTCAAATGATAATGAATACGAATTTGTAGAATTAAATGTTTTGCATAACGGAACTGAAGTACAATTATTAGAATATGGACAATTAAAAACACATTCATATGATGAATTGTCAAGTTCTGGATTGGGCACATTTTCTTCATACTTAACAGGATCTAAACTGAAAATTGACTTTTTCCCAAATGTTGGTTTGGGAGTAACTATCAATACTATTCAAATTGCACTTGCAAATAGTTCATATTCTGGTATTGGAACATATGATATGAAACATTCTCGTTTAGAAGCAAGAACTGTTTCAATATCATCAACATCTTCACCAGTTCCGGTTGTAATTAGTGATTATCCTGATGAATATGATGGCGCATACTTTATAGTTCAAGCTTCTGATACTACAAATAATATCCATCAACTTTCCGAAGTTGTTATGGTCGATGATGGAACAGAAACTTATAGTTCAGAATTTGCAACTATAAACACATTTGCAGGAATAGGAACTGTAGGAAGCGAAAGAATTGGCACAACCACTCAATTGACATTTACTCCACTTCCAGATATTGATGTCAATGTCAATGTATTCCTTAATGCATTAAGATATGAAGATGATACTAGGGATGTTGTTGATTTTATTAATGCATCTATAGAAACAAATTATGCAACGTATGAAGGAGCAGATAGAGATATTAGAAGATCATTTGATTTGTATTATGAAAATAATCCAATTTTCCAAAAAGGTTTTGATGCAAGTGATCCTCTAATTGTCAATATTGAATCAAACACAATTGAAATACCAAACCACTTCTTTGTTACCGGGGAATTAATAAATTATTCAAACTCTGGAGCAGGAACTAGTCAATCTATTGAAATCTCACCCACAAATTTTGTTGGTATAGGAACTACCGACAAACTTCCCTCAGATGTTTATGTTGTCAAAGTAAATGATAATATTATCAAATTGTCTGCAAGTGCAGAAGATGCTTTAAAATTTACTCCAATTACTTTAGATTTGACCGGTGTTGGTATTGGAACATATCACACATTTACAGGTAATAATCAAAATGCAAAATTACTTGTGTCCATCGATAATGTAATTCAATCCCCCATAGTTTCGACTGCAGTTACAACTACTCTTGCAATTAATGCATTTACAACTGATGACATTTTATTCTTTACTGGAATAACTTCATTCTTTGGTGGTGATTTGATTAAGGTTGGCGACGAAATTATGAGAGTTGATGGTATTGGTATCGGAAGTACAAATGCAATTAAAGTTAGAAGACCTTGGTTGGGAACAGTAATTGCAGGATATTCAACTGGAGAGTTGGTTACTAAGATAGTTGGAAATTATAATATTGTTGACAACACTCTTAATTTTGTTGAAGCACCGTATGGTAATCTTCCATATGGTACAACTACAAATCCACCAGATGAAAGAGATTGGTTAGGAATAACTACAAGTTCAAGATTCCAAGGAAGATCTTTCTTAAGATCTGGTGAAGTTAATACTACAAACGAAACTTACTATAAAAATTATAGTTTTGATGATATTTCATCCGAGTTTACAGGTTCCAACAAGAGTTTTGAATTGAGATCAAACAGGTCATCTATTACTGGCATTTCAGATCAAAATGGAATTATACTTATCAATGATATTTTCCAAGGACCTGGAGTGACCTATGATTATAATCTATCAGAAAATGTTGGAATGACCTCCATAACATTTACAGGCACTGCAACTTCTATTGCAAATGATGTGAATACTGCAAGTATTCCTGCAGGTGGAATTATTGTTTCGGTTGGATCAACTGAAGGATTTGGTTATCAACCATTAGTCTCTGCAGGAGGAACTGCAGTAGTGTCAATTGCCGGAACTATTTCATCTATTAGTATTGGTAATAGTGGTTCTGGATATCGCTCTGGTGTTCAGGTTGTTAGAGTTGGTGTTGGAACTTCTTCAACAGGTACGCCTAATATTCAATTTATTGGTACTGCATCAATTTCTAATGGACACATAACGGGTGTTGCTATTACAAATCCAGGAGTTGGATATTCAATATCAAATCCACCATATGTAATATTTGATGCTCCACTGTCATATTCAAACATTCCTTTAATTTATAACTCATCTTATTCTGGAATTGGAACTGAGGCAACAATTGATGTCGTTGTTGGTCAAGGTTCTAATGTGATTGATTTTGAAATTAGAAATACTGGATATTCTTATGGTCAGGGAGATGTTTTAACACTTCCAATTGGAGGAACTGTTGGTATACCGACAGTTGTTGGTTCAAGTTTCAATGAATTCCAAATTAGTATTCAAAACACATTCACTGATAAGTTTAGTGGATGGTCTATTGGAGAATTGCAAGTTCTTGATAGTTTCTCACATCTATTCAATGGAGAAAGAGTTGTTTTCCCAATCAAATATCTTGGAGATACGATTTCAATAAGATCTGCAAGAGGATCGAATATTAAAGTTCAAGACACTCTTCTAGTGTTTATTAATGATATCTTGCAAGTTCCTGGGCAATCATACCTTTTCCCAGGTGGTAGCATGATAACATTTGCGGAAGCTCCAAAATCTGGAGATACTTTAAAAATCCTCTTTTATAAAGGAAGTGGGGATATTGATGTCATCTTCCGAAATATTTTAGAAACGGTCAAAATTGGTGATGAATTAACTATTTCTTACGATCCATCCATTGGACAAGGTTCATACTTACAAGAAGATACTAGAAACGTAACAAGTGTTGATTCTACTGATTTGGTAAGTACTAATCCATACTTTGGTCCAGGAAATACTACCAATGAAACTTTGGTTAGACCTGTAGTTTGGTGTAGACAGACTGAAGATATGATAATTAATGAACAAGGCATCGGGAAAGACCGTATGCGGTATGAACCTATTATCGACCCAGTTGCATATTTGATTCAATCTGTTGGAATCGGAACTACTATAGTCTATGTTGATAATGTGAGACCATTCTTTAATCCAGTTAACGAAAATGATGTTTCACTTAGTTTCCAAAAGAGTGTAAGTTTTATTTCTCAGGATACAATTGTTAGTGCATCGGCTACAGCAGTTGTATCTTCTGCAGGAACTATATCTTCATTAATCATTTCTAATGGAGGATATGGATACACTAATAATCCAATTGTCACTATACAATCTCCTGTTGGAGTTGGATCAACTGCAATAGTAACATCTACTATAGTTTCTGGAATAGTTTCTTCATTCACCATTACAGGTGTTGGATCTGGATATACCTCAACAAATCCACCTTCAGTATTAATAGAGCCACCAACATTTAAAACAGAAAAATCTTTTGTTACTTCATATCAGGGAGATTCTGGTGTAATTGTTGGATTTGGTATTACATCCATATCTGGCGTTACAAAATTAATTTTTGATACTTTTATTCCAGATGATTCATATCTACAACAACCTTCAATTGTTGGCACTGCAATTACTATAAGTGGATTAACTGCATCTCAATATTTTATGGTATATGATTCAAATGTTGGATTTGCAACTACATCAATAGTTTCAACTAGGACAGATGGAAGTACAATTGGTATTGGAACATATTTTGTTGATAACGTATATCAAGTGGATAGTTCGCAAATTATAGGAATAAATGTAACTGGAGTTGGATTTACTTATGTTAATAGACTTTTTGCAAGAGTAACTGGAGTTAGTACAATTTCCTTTGGTCCAACTTATTCGGGAATAATAGGTACTTCACATTATTTTGGAAACTTTAGTTGGGGCAAAATTGTTCTATCAGGTCCAATTGGAATAAATTCCTATAGTTTTTATGGCAATAGAGGTGTTGGTGGAATTTCTACCTCAACTATAGTAAAAAGAACGGTTCCTTTAAAATATAAAAACTATATAACCTAATATGACACCTATAAATAATAAAAAAACCTTGTAAAATGGCAGCAATTATAACCGACCAGATTAGAATATTGAATGCAAATAATTTTATATCTGGCGTAACTACAAGTAATAATTCTTATTATTCTTTTGTAGGACTTCCAAATTCAAATGAATTGCAAACTGATTGGAATACCAATCCACCTTCACCGAAAGATAATTTTGATGAAGAAAATAATTATTGGGATACTATGATTGCATTGAAAAAAATTACTTCAAACGATGTACGCCAAGTTATCCAAAAAAGAACTTGGTCTTCTGGTGCGACTTATGATATGTATCGACATGATTACAGTAGATCGAATACTTCAAAAGTTTCTGGAGCGACAAATCTATATTCCTCATCTTATTATGTTCTGAATAGTGATTATAGAGTTTATATTTGCCTACAAAATGGAATCGATCCAGAAAATCCTAATGGTAGACCTTCGTTAGACGAACCAACATTTACTGATCTAGAACCAAGGTCTGCAGGTTCAAGTGGAGATGGTTATATTTGGAAATATCTTTATACAATAAAACCAGGTGAAATTGTAAAATTCGATTCTACAGATTTCATGCCAGTACCTTTTGATTGGGAAACTGGCACAGACAATGCTGCGGTAAGAGATAATGCAGTAGATGGTTCAATTAAAATTGTCACCATTACTGATAGAGGTTCGGGAATAGGAACCGCTAACAGTACTTATACTAGAGTTCCAATTAAAGGTGATGGAACTGGTGCCGAGTGTACTATTATTATCAATAATGATTCTAAAGTAGACACTATTACTGTATCAAGTCAAGGTTCTGGATATACTTACGGTATTGTTGATTTAGTTTCTGGAGGTGTTCCTACGGGTTCACTCAACCCCACTTTTAATGTCATTATTCCACCTAAAGGTGGACATGGATATGATATCTATAGAGAACTTGGTGCATATAATGTTTTACTTTATTCCAGAATAGAGAATGATAACCAAAATCCAGACTTTATAACGGGAAATGAAATTTCAAGAATTGGTATTGTAGAAAATCCACAATCATTTGGATCTTCACAAATCCTATCCTTAGATAAAGCAAGTGCAGTTTATGCACTCAAACTTACCGGAATTGGATACAGCTCTGCTTCATTTGCTGCAGATGCATATATTACACAAACTGTTGGAAGTGGAAGCACTGCAGTTGGGAGAGTGATTGGTTATGATCAAAATACTGGTGTTTTAAAATACTGGCAAGATAGAACTCTTGCTGGATTTAATAATGTTGGAGTCGCAGAGTCAACTTCAATTTATGGTTTTGGTTTGATAGAATTTACAAGTTTTCCATCCACTGGAGGAAATGTCAATATTGCTGGAGGGAG